GGCTATACCGAGACACAACCTTTGTGCGGCCCGGAATGGAGCCTGACCCGACTGCGGCGGAAAAGGCCAACAATAAGATCGAGGGCAAATCGCCGAACGATAACGAGGACGACATCCGGCGTGTATACCATGTGTATACATGGCTAGAGTTGGAAAGCGATCCTTATACAAAAGGAGAGCTGGCCCCGTACATCCTGATGATCGATGAGATCGGAACAGAGGTTGTCGGTCTGTATCGAAACTGGGATGAGTCTGACGACACCAAAGCAAAGTTAGACTGGATTGTTGAGTTCAAGTTCATCCCTTGGCGCGGTGCTTATGCCATCGGCCTGCCGCACCTGATTGGCGGGCTTTCTGCGGCGCTTACAGGCGCTTTGCGGGCGCTGATGGATTCAGCCCACATCAACAACGCGGCGACCATGCTAAAGCTCAAGGGAGCCAAGCTGTCGGGACAGTCGCAACAAGTTGAGGTAACTCAGGTAGCCGAGATTGAGGCGGCTCCGGGCGTGGACGATGTGCGGAAGATTGCCATGCCGTTCCCGTTCAATCCTCCAAGCCCTGTTTTGTTCCAGCTTCTTGGATGGCTTACAACCGCCGCTAAGGGCGTCGTGACCACGGCTGAAGAGAAGATAGCGGACGTTACCTCGCAAGCGCCTGTAGGCACCACGCAAGCCCTTATAGAGCAGGGTGCGGCGGTGTTCTCCAGCATTCATGCTCGCCTGCACAAGTCTCAAGCGCGGGTTTTGAAGATTTTGCAGAGGATCAACCGCTGGTATTTGGAAGATATGTCCAAGGCCGAGGACATGGTCGATCTGGATATCAAGCGCGAGGATTTTGCCAAAGTTAGCGATGTCGTGCCGGTGTCTGACCCGCACATCTTCTCTGAAACGCAGAGGATGGCGCAGGCTCAGGCGGTCATGGCGATCATGGAGAAGAATCCTGATCTATTCAATCGCAGGGTGGTCGTTGAGCGGTTCTTGAAGCAGATCAAAGTTCCGGGCGTCAATGAAGTCATGATTGATATGCCGGGGCCGCAGAAAATGGATGCCGCCAACGAGAACGTTGCCATGACAATAGGGCAGGCGGCGTTTGCTTATCCTGAACAAGATCATCTTGGGCACATTCAGGCGCACTTGGACTTTGCCAAAAACCCTGTGTTTGGCGGAAATCCGATGATTGCCCCGAGCTTTCTTCCGAAGGCTATGGAGCACATCAAGCAACACTTGGCACTGTGGTATCTCAACCGGATGGAGGGATACATCACCAAGTCGCTGGGAACCAAGCTGGAGGATTACGAGCTGATCAGCGATCCGCGAACAATCGACAAGCTCTATGGTGCGGCGTCGCAGCACGTTGAGATGGATGCGGATCAGACCCTTAAAGGGATTATGCCGGTCATTCAACAGATGGTTCAGGCAATGCAGCAGTTCAAACCGAAGCCCGAGCTTTCGGCTGACGGCCAAGTTCTTCTGCAAACCAGCATGGCCGAGACGCAACGCAGGGCAGAACGCGATAAGGCGGAATTGCAGCTCAAAGGTCAAGAATCCGCCCAAAGGCTACAGATCGAGATGCTGGAGCTTCAGCAGAAACAGCAAAACGATATGGAAGAGATGCAGCTCAGGCTTGCTATTGCAACTGGCGATCAAAAAACCAAGGAGCGAATTGAAACCGCAAGGTTGACGAGAGACGCTGCAAGGTTGCAGTTTGATCAGGATAAAACAGTCGTAGATGTTTCAACCAAGCTCCAATAGGAGGGAATCATGAGTGATAAAGAGCAGAAAAGCGTTACCGTTCCGCAGCACAAGCGTATTGCTATGGGCGTGCCGTTGAATGGTCAGTCTTATCAACCTAAAGGGGGGAATCAAGAGCCGCAAAAGAAAAAATGAACACGCTTAATGATCTGATCAACGGAATTAAAGCTGCTCAAGCTGAGATATCCCATGCACTCGCGCTTGGAACCGCAGGAAATTGGGAAACCTATCACCGTATGGTCGGTCAACATCGAGGACTACAAGACGCCCTCGATATCCTTAACAATCTTTTACGAGAAGACGATGAAAATGAGTGAGCCGGTAGCTTTTAACGAAGCTGAACTTGCTTGGGCTTTCCCGAGTGTCGATCCCGGTGCAAAACCTCTTGGTGGACGCATTCTTGTTCAACTGCGCCGTACCAAGAAGACAACCAAGACTGGTCTTATTTTGGTGTCAGAAACCAAAGAGACCGAAAAGTGGCAAAACATGGTTGCGAAAGTTGTAGCCATTGGGCCGCTTGCCTATCGACATAGGGACACCATGCAACCGTGGCCGGAAGGCTGTTGGTGTATGGAGGGTGACTTTGTGCGAGTCCCGAAATGGGGCGGAGATCGCTGGGAAGTCAAAGTTCCGGGTGAAAAAGACGACGAAGAGCCAGCACTTTTCGCCATTTTTAACGATCACGAAGTTATCGCAAAGGTAACGGTTGATCCTCTGTCGATGAAGGCATTTGTATGAGCGATCCTAAAGCCAAAGAAGAAGACATTGCCATTACCGAAGAGTCTGACGGTTCGGCAACTGTCGAATTGCCTGAAAATCTTGCGCCAAAGCAAGCGGAAGATAATGACGAACAGCTAGCCGACGGTGGTGAAGCGGTGGCAGATGACGATCAGGATCATCCTGACGACACTGAAGCCGTAAGATCCGCTCGGAGAGCGCGTCGAAAAGCAAAAAAGGAGCTGATAAAGCGCACAAACGAGGAAAAAGACCGGCGTTTGGAGCTGTTGCAGCGTCAAAATAACGAGTTGATGGAGCGTTTGGCGGTAATTGAGCGCAAAACGCACTCTTCTGACCTTGCAAAACTAGACAAAGCGATTGAAGACGAGGAATTGCGCCTTCAATACGCGATGGCAAAGATGCGTGAGGCCGGAGATAACTCAAATGGCACCGAATTAGCGAAGGCGCAGGAGCTTTGGTACGAAACAAGGGGTCGAGTTGACGCCTTGAAGCGTGCAAAAGAAGAAGCAGCCAAATCGCAAGTTAATGAAGGCGGGGCGGTAAATCCAAAACTTCAGCGTTATGCCAGCGATTGGATGGAAAATAACCCTTGGTATGACCCATCGGGTACTGATGAAGACAGCGAAATTGCAAAAATGATTGATCAGCGTCTTCATAAAGAGGGTTGGGATCCAACAACAGAAGAATATTGGGAAGAACTGGATAATCGCTTGCAAAAACGCTTGCCCCATCGTTACAATCAGTCTCAAGACGAACCACGGAGGAAGCCCAGAAGTTTTGTTACAGGGTCAGGTCGTGAATCCGCGCCATCTCGGGGGGCTGGACAGTTTGTTTTAAGTCCCGATCAGGTGCGAGCAATGAAGGATGCGGGTTTTTGGGATAACCCAGAAAAACGCGCCCGAATGATTAAACGATATGCCCAAGAAGCACGAAACCAACGGAGCTAACCAAAATGGATTCTCGCCTTAAAAAATCACTGTCTGCCGGCGGACGCGAAACTCGCGCGAGTGAGGACGCACATCGTTCGGCAGCAGAAGAGTCTTTCCATTCTATGCAGGAACGTCGCAAGATGTGGAGCGATGAATGGACGCAATCGGCGCTTCCTAAAGTACCGGAACTTCCCGGCTGGCACTTGTGCTGGCTTTCAACGACCAATAGCTACGACAGTATTGATAAGCGGATGCGGCTTGGATATGTACCTGTGAAAGCAGAAGAGATATCTGGGTTCGAAAATTATCGCGTAAAAGCTGGCGAGCACACTGGCTTTATCTCCTGCAACGAAATGCTCTTGTACAAACTCCCTATGGATCAATACCAAGACGTTATGTTGCATATGCACCATCAACTTCCTATGGAAGAAGCAGAGAAGGTTCGGTATCAAGCCGAACAGGCTCAGGGGCGGGATAGTCGTGGCAGGGCACTTGGTCAGGTTGAGGGTGACGGTCTTAGTTCGCTCGATGAACAGGTCAAAACCCCCGTATTTTCGGGATAACCAATCAGGAGTCAGCTATGTCTGCTACTAGTGCTCCGTTTGGTCTGCGTCCTGCGTTCCATCCCAGTGGTCTGGATCGCGCTCAGGCGCTTGCCAACGGAATCAAGGCAGAGTCCACGAGCGGTAACGTCTCGGCTGGATATGCCAGCAACATTCTCAAGGGTCAGCCGGTAAAGATGGACACCGGCGGTTATATTGTTGTCGCCGCTGCTGGTGATGCGTTCCTTGGTGCCTTCGCGGGCGTCGAGTGGACGGATGCCACGGGCCGGCGTCGTGTGTCGAACTACTGGCCTGCCAATGAGTCGTTTCAGGTAGGTTCGGTTGTCGCATACTTCTACGATGACCCGAACATCGTTTATGAGATCCAAGCGGATGGCACGCTTGCTCAAACCAGCATCGGCGACGAAGCTGACCTGAGCAACACCACCGACGGTTCCACGACCACGGGTCTGTCGCAAGCCACTCTGAGCACCTCGCTTGTCGGTGCCAATGGCGAAGCGCAGATGCGTATTGTGGACATTGCGCCCTACCCCGATAACAACTGGGGTGACAATTATGTGATTGTCCGGGCCAAGATCTCTCAACATCAATACGGCCAAATTCGTGTCTCCGGCACGAATTACACGCCGGTCGCTGTGTAAAGGAGGGGTAGATCATGGCAGCCCCGATGAGAAGTACAGACTTTCGTTCCATCGTCGAACCCATTCTGAACGAGTGCTTCGACGGCGTGTACGATCAGCGCACGGACGAATGGTCTCGCGTCTTCCGCGAACAGGAAGGCATTCCCCGCAACTACCACGAAGAACCCGTTCTGTACGGTTTTGGCGCGGCTCCCCAACTGCCCGATGGCACTCCGGTGACCTATCAGCAGGGTGGAGTGCTGTTCCTGAAGCGGTACGTCTACAAGGTCTACGGTCTGGCGTTCGCGCTGACCAAAGTTCTTGTTGAGGACGGCGATCACATCAGGATCGGTCAGGTCTATGCGCGTCACCTTGCTCAGTCGTTGATTGAGACCAAAGAGACGCTGTCGGCCAACGTTCTTAACCGTGCCTTCAACAGTTCGTATCCCGGCGGTGACGGTGTTGCTCTTAACAGCAACGCCCATCCAATCGTCAACGGCACTGCGTCCAACCTTCTTACGGTTGCGGCAGTTCTGTCCCAGACCTCTCTGGAGCAGATGCTGATCCAAATCCGTCAGGCTGTGGACAACAACGGCAAGAAGATTCGTCTGGTTCCCCGCCAGTTGGTGGTGGCCCCGGGCAACATCTTCCAAGCTGAGGTGCTGCTGAAGTCTGTTCTGCGTTCTGGAACGGCTGACAACGACATCAACCCGATCAAGTCGATTGGTCTGCTTGATGAAGGTGCAGCGGTTCTGTCGCGTCTTACCAGCCCGACGGCTTGGTGGGTGCAGACTGACGCTCCCGAGGGCATGAAGCTGCTGATGCGTCGTCGTTTGGAAAAGACGATGGAAGGCGACTTCGAGACCGACACCATGCGCTACAAGGCGACCGAGCGTTACGACGTTGGGTTCACCGACTGGCGTGCGATGTACGGCACCCCCGGAGTTTAAGGAAGTACGGCCCCTCACCTTCGGGTGGGGGGTTTTCTAGGGAATTCAGCCCGTCAGACCGCCCTAGCGGACGATGCACAGACGGACGGGTTACTTGTGCATGAGGAGCCATAAATGGCACAGACTACGTTTTCCGGCCCAGTAAAGTCGAATAATGGCTTTATTTCGGGCACTTCTTCTGACCCGATTTCTGTTACCGAAGCTGGCAATGTATCAAGTGCATATGCTACGGCTTCCAACACTACGGGTGACGTTCGGCTTGCTTACAATCGTTTGACCTTTACCTCTACGGGTTCTGGTGAGACTGGTCGTTGGCTGACCCGCGTTACCGGAGCAGGTGGAGCGACTGCCGGTACGATTAATGGCGGTCACATTTCTCTTTCGATCAATGATTCTGGAACGATTTCTGGTGCTGGCAATGCGTTGCGCCTAACGTTGGGTGGTACTTCGACCAACCCCGGTGGCACGATTGCGGCGCTGCAACTGGATTCGGATTTTGCTTCTGGCGGCACTTGGAGCAATGCGTCATTCCTGCGCGTTACCAATACCGGAACTGGTGAAATTGGTACCTTTGCTGTGATGCCTGCGGTGAGTGCGACTGGGGTGTTTCGTGCGGCGGTAGGTTCGCCCTCTGTGACGCATACCATTCCTGTCAAGAGTGGCGGCACGACCTATTACATCATGGTCAGCACGGTTGCGTAATGCAAATCACTGCGGAATTTCTCGAAGCAGAGATTGCGAAGATGACGCAACAACGCGATCACGCGCATGATGTGGCAATAGCTTCACAAGCCGCGATTGATGTGTTGCAAGCATTGAAGCAAAGACTTGAGCTTCCAGAGCCAAATACAGAAGGAGTTGAAAATGGGTCAATTTAAGCCGATGGTCAAAATGATGACCACGGAGCCATCTATTGAGCTGAAGCTCAAAAAAGGCGGTACGGTCAAGAAGATGCAGATGGGTGGTTTGCCCAGTGCAGCTCCTGCCGCTCCCGCTATGCCTGCAACTGGTGGATCGATGCCTGCGGCGGCTCCTAAGCGTCCTTCGCTTATGGCGCGTCGTCGTGCAATGATGGCAATGCCTTCGGCGGCAGCTCCGGCGGCTCCCGTTGGTATGGCTGGTCGCCTGATGAAAGAAGGTGGCGAGTCGAAATCCGAGCACAAGGCTGAGATGAAGAAGATGTCGGGTCTTGAAAAAGAGCTGAAATCTCACGAATCCAAGCCTGCTAGCAAGGCCCATGCGGGGCTGAAGACCGGCGGAGTGGTGTACGGTCAGGGCGGCTTCAAAAAGGGCGGCAAAGTCGCTAAATACGCTGCTGGAGGCATCATTAAGTCTGAGAAGGGCGAGACGATGATGCACACAGCCACGGTGGATCACTCGCCTGCTAAAACGGGCGGGGTCAAACTTGGCAACGGTGGCGGTTATGCTACGGGTGGTGTAGCGAAGGCAAACGGCGGCGGCTACAAAAAAGGTGGTGCCGCAAAAAAAGCCTACGCTACGGGGGGAGTTGTTGATAGCGGTGCCCCCGTAGCGATGCCTCAAGGCCGCAAGAAACCAAGTTCTCCGGTAAGCATCAGTAAGTTGTCTGGTACGTTTAGGTCTGGTGGTCGAGTTACTCCGGCGGAGGGTCGTCTTTTGGCGGCTCATGAAGCGGAAAATGCTACGGCGATGAAGCAAGCCAAGGCGTACTCGAATGAGGTTTACAGTAAGTACGGCAGGAAGATGGCGGACGGAGGCGCGGCAGATGCGGCGCAGACGGACAAAAATCAGCGTGCTTATGAAAACTGGGAAAAGCTCCAGACCCAAGACAACGAGAGGATGCGAGAGTCAATCCTAAGTTTCCCGAAAAAGGTAGCTAAAGGGGTTGCGTCGCTGTTCTCTAGTGCTCCTCCGGCTGGAAGTGTCACCAAGACTGAAAAGTCTGTAACGGTGACTCCGGGTAAGAAACGCGGTGGCTCGGTAAAGTGCTAAACGGGCAGGGGCTTCGGCCCCTGTCGTTTATTGAAGGTACACCATGAAAGTTCAAACGCTCACCTATGATGCGGCAGAAGAAGTTGGATCTAGTTCTGCTGCGGTCATGAATACCAATGTCAGCCCGTTTAATGTTGGATTTGGTGTTTTGGTAACGGGCACGGTCAACTACACAGTGCAGCATACGTTTGATGATCCGGCGGTTGGGTTTACCAACTGGTTCAGTCATCCAACGATTGCATCACAGTCTGCCAACAAAGACGGAAACTATGCGTTTCCTGTAACTGGAATTCGGATTACGGTTAATTCTGGCGGCGGCAGTGTGTCGATGAATGTGATCCAAGCGGGGATCTGATGGCATACGTTGGTCACTCTGGGGTTGCCAATCAGGCGCAAACGACTCCGGGGTGCGCCTCTGGGGTAGTTGCCGACGCAAATAATGGATACGGAGATGACACGGGAGGAGGCGGAGTAGTAGACACCTACTCTTGTCTTGTTCCTCCTCCTCCGGTGGTTCATTACTTCATCCTGATGGAAACCTCTGGGTATGTTCTTCAGGAAGATACAAGTAAGATATACACGGAGGTTCAGTAATGGCTGACCAAAAAATTTCACAGATGCCAACAGCAGCTACGCTGGATGGCACTGAGATTGTTCCGCTGGTGCAAGCCGGTGGAAATGTGCAGGACACTGTCACAAATATTGTTGAAGAGACGATTGAGACAGATCCTCCAACGTTCCGAGCTGCGCTTGGCTTGGGAACGATGGCAGTTCAAGATTCCAACAATGTCAACATCACCGGCGGTGCTGTAGCGGCTAGCACGATCACGGGTACGCTGGGTGCTACCCACGGTGGTACGGGACTGAGTACCTATACCACTGGAGATATTCTGTATGCGTCGGCCACAAACACTCTAGCTAAGTTGGCCGGCAACACCACTACGACAGATAAATTTCTTCGTCAGACGGGCACTGGATCTGCGTCTGCTGCTCCTACTTGGGACATCATCAATCCTAGCGATATCAATACGCAGTACGGAGCTTTCCATTTTGACAATGGTTCAACTCTGACGGCGCAGTTGCAAAACAACAATACGACCTCGATGGCCGTGGCTGACACCAGCCAGTTTGCATCATCTGGCAACGTATTGGTTGGCGAGGAAGTCATTACATACACCGGCAAGACCTTGACAACTCTGACAGGGTTGACTCGCGGCGTTGCAGGCACAAGTGCAGCAACTCATGCTAATGGGTCTCCGGTAACGTCCGCCCAGATTGCGGCGCCAAATACAGCTACGCTAGTTCGGTTAAATCTTACGGACTTTACAAACGGAGTCTCTGTTAATTCAGAGACGCAAATTACGTTTGCTATTGGCGGGGTGTACAACATTGCATTCAGTGTGCAACTGATTAATGCGTCGAATGCAAACGATAATGCAGCGTTTTGGTTTGCTCAAAACGGCACTAACATTGTTGATTCAAGCAGCATTGCTACAACGCCCAAAAAAGACGGGTTAGTGGTTGGGGCAAACATTATTACCGCAAACATCTTTGTTCAGGTTAACGCTGGGGATGTTGTTGAACTGTACTGGTCTACTGTAACAGGCAACAGCATCTTGGTTACTTATCCGCTGAGTGCATCGGCTCCAGTACGCCCAGCGTCTCCTGCGGTTATTCTTACCGTCAATCAGGTGTCTTGATGCCTGCCAAAACAAAGTCACAGTTTCGGTTGATGAAGGCGGTTGAAAACAATCCTGCTTTCGCCAAGAAGGTTGGTATCAAGCCGTCTGTGGCTGCTGAATACACGCAGTCGAACGTAGGCAAGAAAGCCTACGGGAAGCTCCCAGAGCGCATGAAAGATGGCGGCCCTAGTCTTGCAGTAGGCAGGGGCGAAAAGCTGCCTGTAGAGCGTGGGGCTGGGCTGACGGCTAAGGGGCGTGAGAAATATAACCGCGAGACAGGAAGTAACCTAAAGGCTCCGCAGCCACAAGGTGGCCCGAGGCGGGATTCTTTCTGTGCTCGCATGGGGCCGATTGCCAGAGAAAGCGAGCGTGGCAGTCGGGCTAGGGCTTCTATGAAACGCTGGAATTGTCCGGGGTGGTGATCTATGGCCTACAGTGGGACGGTAGGAGCTACCGTAGTCAATGTTCAGACGCTGATTGATCACGGCGCTAGAAGGTGCGGAAAACTTGCTGAGGAGTTGACCTCAGAACAGGTTTTAAGCGCCAAGGAATCTCTTTTCTATATTCTCAGCAATCTCATCAACATTGGGATTCAATACTGGGCCATAGAAAAGAAAGTCTATGGCCTGAAGGCTGACCAGTACGTCTATCAATTGCCTCTTGGTGGCAATGATGTGCTGAATGTTATGTACAGGCAGCTAAACCGTCCGTCTGGCACTTATGGCACAAGTGCAGGCGGGGTGGTCGCCAATGCATTTGATAGCAATATTGATACGATCTGTACCCAAACAGCTCCAAACGGCAACATTTCCGTTAATTACGGGACAGACAATGATTTTTACATCGGATCAATAGGCGTTCTTCCGGGCACTTCTGGAACGTTTTCTGTGGTGTTTGAGTATTCCAATGATGGAATTTCATGGAGTACGTTGTTAGATCCGGGGTCTACTGTTTGGGTAGACAATCAGTGGATCTGGTATGACATAGAGCCGGGGCAAACCGCTCAGTTCTACCGTATTAGGATGACTGGCGGCGGTACGTTGAGCTTGCGTGAGCTGTTCTTTGGCAACAACTCGACCGAAATTCCGATGGCTAGGCTGAATCGGGACGACTATACGAGCCTGCCAAACAAGAATTTCACTGCCAATCAGCCGTATCAATACTGGTTTAACAGAACGATCCCGCAGGCAGAAATTTGGTTGTGGCCTGTTCCGTCTGACCCTTTCATTCAGATGACTGTTTGGTACTCTAAACAAGTCATGGATGTAGGTCAGCTTTCTGGCGAGCTTGAGATTCCTCAGAGATGGTATTTGGCAATTCAATGTATGTTGGCTCATCAGATGGGGCTAGAATTGCCGGGGGTAGATTTGGCGCGAATCCAGTATCTTGAGGGTCAGGCAGAGAAGTATCTGGTTCTTGCGGAGAACGAAGAGCGGGACAAGTCTCCTGTGTACTTTGCCCCGAACATTTCGGTGTATACAAGATAATGCCGCGCTTTCTTGACACGCTTGGGTACTCGGACATCGCAATTGCGGTGTGTGACCGCTGCAAGATGAAGCGGCCTCATGCTGTGATGAGGAGCGATCCAAACTTCCCGGGTTTGCAGGTATGTGATCAGGGATGTGCGGACAATTTTGACCCTTACCGTTTGCCAGCCCGGAAGACCGAGCGAATTAACATTAGGTTCCCAAGGCCGGATGTAAGCGTTGCGCTTGACCCCAACGAGTTGATTACAACTGGGGATGCTGGCTATATCATCTCCACTCAGGAGAGTACAGCAACGCCGGAAAGCAACGGCAACGTTGACGGTATAAGCATTTAGGAAAAGATATGCCCAATGTAACGATTACGCAGTTGCCGCAGGCTAACCCGCTCACCGGCACGGAGTCTGTACCAATCGTTCAGGATGGGCAGACGCGCCAGACAACGACTGGTGCTATAGCTAACGCGCCTGTTCTCAATCAAGAATTCTTGACGGTGGTTCAGGAGCCTACGCTTCCGAATAGCCGGTATGTATCCACTACGACCGGGATTGGTATTCAGGACGGTGGAGCGCAATCGTTCTTCAGGCTGACCCTTAACGGGGCGTCGGGTAGCCTAGAAGTAGCCAATACGGGCATTGTTGCCAAAACAAATTCCAATACGGTAGAGGCGAGGACGCTTACGGTTGGCACCAGTGGTTTGTCGATTGCAGATGGCAATGGTGTATCTGGCAATCCTACGTTTTCGCTGACCGGAACGGTTCTGTCGCTTGCAAACCTTGCCACCACGGGAATGTTGTCAATTGCCGGCGGATCGGTGAATGCAAGGGTTATCTACGGCACAACGAATCAGATCAATGTAGCGAACGGGAATGGCGCTGCTGATCCGGTAATTAGTATTGCTGATAACGCTGTATTTCCCGGCGCTGGAGCTATCAAGGTTCCGGTAGGCACCACTGCACAGCGGCCTGCTGGGGTTGATGGGCTAATTAGGTACAACACCGATCTAAATACGTTTGAGGTGTATGAAGACGGATCTTGGTCAAGTCTACCAAGCGGCGGCGTCACTTTAATAAACACTGGAACAGGTCTGACTGGTGGCCCGATTACCAGCACCGGGACGATTTCAATCGCCAATACTGGGGTAACGGCGGCGGCTTATGGCTCGGCGTCTTCAGTTGCGACGTTTACCGTCAATGCTCAGGGGCAGCTTACAAATGCTGCATCTGTTCCTATTGCAATCAATGGGAATCAAGTTACTAGCGGAACAGTCGGGGTTGCATTTGGCGGCACAAACATCGCATCGTATTCAAATGGTGATTTGTTATATGCGTCTGGTGCAACAACTCTGTCAAAACTTGCCATAGGGACAAATGGGCAAGTTCTTACTTCGAGCGGGACTGGGCCGCAGTGGAGCAATGCGTCGAGCGTATCTGTAACCAGCTTCAGTGGTGATACTACCGGACTGACACCCGCAACGTCTACAACTGGAGCGGTGACGCTTGGTGGTGTGCTGGTAGGTGCCAATGGTGGAACCGGGGTAAACAATTCAGGGAAGACCATCACCCTTGGTGGCGATCTGACGCTCGCCGGCGCGTTTTCATTGACGTTAACGCAAGTAAGTAATACCAACGTTAGTTTGCCGACATCTGGTACGTTAGCAACGGTAGCTGGCGCAGAGGTATTTAGTAATAAAACGATTTCCGGGGCAACAAATACTCTTACCAATATTCCTAACGTATCGCTAGACAATTCAGCGGTGACGTTCAATGGGGTAACGGTGTCATTGGGTGGTTCTGGATCAATTACAGCGACGACTACTAACGCTTTGACGGTTGGGTCTGGTCTTCAGCTCAACTCTGGAACGTCGTTTGACGGATCGTCGGCAAAGACAATCAGTATTGATTCGACGGTAGTGACCGAGACGGGAATTCAAACCCTGTCAAACAAGACGTTAACGACGCCGACTATTGCTCAGATTCTTAACGTTGGAACGTTGACCCTTCCTAATACGTCTGACACGCTAGTGGGAAGAGACACAATCGATACGTTGGCAAACAAGTCGATGTCGGGGTCGTCGAATACGTTTACAAACATTCCTAACAATGCGTTGAGCAATAGCAGCGTTACTTACAACGGAGTGAATGTAGCGTTAGGTGGTTCTGCAACCATCACGGCTAATACAACGAATGCGGTAACGTTCAATGACTCGGGACTTGGCGACACATCAGGGACAACATTTGATGGATCGTCTGCAAAAACAATCAGCTACAACACGGTAGGAGCGTCGCCGTTAGCAGGGTCATCAAGTCTTGTAACGGTTGGCACGGTTACTTCGGGAACGTGGAACGCAACGCCGATAGCAAACAATTACCTAGCCAATTCGGATATTACATTAGGGACGACATCCGTTTCGTTGGGTGGGTCGTCGGCCACGATAGCCGGTTTAACGTCGGTGACGGTAACGCAGCCTCCATCAAGCGCCTTACAGTTGGCGACAAAGCAATACGTTGATGATGCCGTGTCGACGGGAATTGACATTCATCCTCCGGTACGGGTGAGAACACCATCTGCATTGACTGCCACTTATACGTCGGGTGGTACCGCAGTAACAGTGACAGATATAACGGGCAGCAAAACGTTGACATTTTCGTCATCGCCCAGCCTGTCAATCAATGACCAGATTGTGTTTACGTCAACGTCTAACGGGATTGTGGCGGGCACGGCGTACTACGTTTATTCCGCTCCTGCCGCAAATCAAGTTACGTTGTCGTTAAGTTATAACGGCCCGGAGCTGACTACTCTTACAAACGGAACCGGATTGACTATTTCTGGAACCGTCAATGCTGGAGTCGGAGCGACGCTAACAAACGCTGGAACTAAAGCGGCTATTCAGATTGATGGTATTAACTTATCAAGCGGAAATAGCGTTTTGGTTTTAAGCCAAGCAAACGCATATGAAAACGGCGTCTATACAGTTACGACGGTAGGCACCCCAGATCCCGGCGGCACAAACTGGGTACTTACAAGAAGGTCAACAGAAGATAAATATCAGCCAGACAGCATTACTGGCATGGGGCAGGGCGACTACTTCTTTGTGCAAGAGGGTAGTACGGGTGCTGGTAATTCGTATGTAATGACGACCAATAATCCGCTTATTATTGGCACTACGAACCTTACCTTTACGCAATTTTCAGCCTCACAAGTGTATTCGGCTGGCACTGGTATCACGCTGTCCGGTACGCAAATCTCTATCACCAATACCGGGGTTTCGGCAAACACCTACGGTTCTGCGTCAGCGGTTCCGGTGATAGCTGTTAATGCTCAAGGGCAAATTACTTCTGCGTCGGATTCGGCGATTTCAATTAACGGAAACCAGATTACGTCTGGAACAGTTGGGTCATCGTATCTTAGTGGGTCATACACAGGGATTACAGGTGTTGGCACGCTGACGGCAGGAACGTGGAATGCTTCGACCATAACCGCTGGATACGGTGGGACTGGTATAGCTTCGTATACAACCGGAGATCTGTTGTACGCTGGTTCGGCTACAACGATAAACAAGCTAGGGATTGGGTCAACTAACGCGATATTGACATCTACTGGTTCGGCCCCGCAGTGGACGGCCCCAAGTTCAATTGCAGTAGGGACGGCTACCAATCTTGCTGGCGGAACGGCGGGTGCGCTTGCGTATCAAACCAATACCGCGACGACTTCTTTTGTGTCGTTAGGGACGCAAAACTATGTATTGATAGCTGGTGCTACTGCGCCGCAGTATGTAGCGCAAAGCACGTTATCTGTGGGAACAGCAACAAATGCAGACAATACTGCAATTACTTCAAATTCAACCAATGCTGACTACTACCTGACGGTGGTAAGCAATAACACAGGCAATCTACCGCAGTTGGTTGCGACGGGATTGACCGCGAACCCATCTACCGGAAAAATCACTGGTGGAATTGCTGGAGGTACCTTCTAATGGCACAAGCCGGATACACGCCGATTTCTTTGTATTACAGCACAACCGCGTCAGCGGTTCCTAGTGCTGGTAATCTGGTCAGCGGCGAATTAGCAATTAACATCACTGACGGTAAGCTGTATTTCAAAGACAATGGTGGATCGGTACAGCTTCTTTCCAGTACGTCAGCAGTTTTGGCGTATCCAGCCTCTGGTATACCGAATTCGACCGGCTCTAGCTGGGGGACTTCTTACACTACCAGCGGTACGGGAACTGTAGTTGCGCTGACCAATTCTCCGGCATTTACCACGCCAAATCTTGGAACCCCAAGTGCGGCAACGCTGACAAATGCTACGGGACTTCCTATCTCTACCGGAGTCTCCGGTCTTGGAACGGGGGTTGCAACGGCTCTTGCTGTTAACACGGGATCTGCCGGTGCTTTTGTAGTTAATGGGGGGGCATTAGGAACTCCATCTAGCGGGAATCTTTCTAATGCAACAAGTTTGCCAATCAGCACAGGCGTCTCTGGGCTTGGGACTGGTGTAGCAACAGCTCTTGGAACCAATGTAGGTTCTGCTGGGGCGTTTGTAGTAAATGGCGGCGCTCTTGGTACGCCGTCTAGCGGGAATCTTTCTAATGCAACTGGCCTGCCAATTAGCACGGGGGTTTCTGGTCTTGGTACTGGTGTAGCAGCCGCTCTTGGTCAATCTCTTGGAAACTCTGGAGCATTTGTTACTAATAATGCTGTAAACACATTCACTTGTAATCAATATTTTGC